TTTAACCACTACCCAGAGCACATTCAACTTAATCAATGCCAATGCTACTACAGTTAACTTCGCCGGAGCTGGTACAGATATACAAATTGGCGCAGCTAGTGGTAATACCAATATTAATAATAACTTAATAGTTGATTTAGATGCAAATATAATTGGTAATCTAAAGTCTTTGAACGCTAATCTTGGTAATCTAGCAACTGCTAATTATGTCAATGTAGCCAATCAGATAAATGGCAATATTGCTAATTTCTCTGGTAATCTAACTTCATTAAACGCTAATCTTGGTAACTTAGCTCAAGCCAATTATGTCAATGTAGCTAATCAAATCAATGGCAATATAGCTAACTTCTCTGGTAATTTAACTTCATTAAATGCTAATCTTGGCAACTTAGCAATAGCTAATTATGTCAATGTAGCAAGTAATATTATTACAAACAATCTAGCTGTTAACTTACAACTTTCAGGTAATACCGCAAACTTTACTGGCAATATTGTGACATTGAATGCCAATCTCGGTAACTTAGCTCAAGCCAATTATGTGAATGTAGCCAATCAGATAAATGGCAATATAGCTAACTTCTCTGGTAATTTAACTTCATTAAATGCCAACCTTGGTAATTTGGCTACTGCTAATTATGTTAATGTATCTAGTAATATTGTCACAAATAATCTAACAGTTAACTTAGAACTTTCAGGTAACACGGCTAATTTTTCTGGTAATATTGTGACATTGAATGCCAACTTAGGTAATCTAGCCTCTGCTAATTATGTCAATGTAGCTAATCAAATCAATGGTAATATAGCTAACTTCTCAGGTAATTTAACCTCATTGAATGCCAATCTTGGTAATCTAGCTCAAGCCAACTATCTCAATGTAGCAAGTAACATTGTAACAAACAATCTAACAGTTAATTTAGAACTTTCAGGTAATACCGCAAACTTTACTGGTAATATTGTAGCATTAAATGCTAATCTTGGTAATCTAGCAACTGCTAATTATGTGAATGTAGCCAATCAAATAAATGGCAACATTGCCAACTTCTCTGGAAATTTAACATCATTAAATGCTAACTTAGGTAACCTAGCTCAAGCCAATTATGTCAATGTAGCTAATCAAATCAATGGCAATATAGCTAACTTCTCTGGTAATTTAACTTCATTAAATGCTAATCTTGGCAACTTAGCAACCGCCAACTATATTAATGTATCTAGTAATATTGTCACAAATAATCTGTCAGTTAATTTAGAAATTTCGGGAAATACCGCTAATTTTACAGGAAATATAACCGCACTAAATGCTAATCTTGGCAATCTAGCCCAAGCTAATTATGTCAATGTAGCTAATCAAATCAATGGAAATATTGCTAATTTCGCAGGTAATTTAACCTCTTTGAATGCCAATTTGGGCAATCTAGCCCAAGCTAATTATGTCAATGTAGCTAATCAGATAAATGGCAATATTGCTAACTTCTCTGGTAACTTAACTGCATTGAACGCTAATTTAGGTAATTTGGCTACAGCCAACTATGTCAATGTGGCTAATCAAATTAATGGAAATATTGCTAATTTCTCTGGTAACTTAACTGCATTGAATGCTAATTTAGGTAATCTAGCCAATGCCAATTATTTTAGTGGTGACGGTAGCTATTTAACAAATGTTAATGGTGGAAATGTTAGTAATGTTGCAAATGCTAATAATTCTAGTTATTTAGGTGGTGTAGCAGCAGCTAATTATTTACTGGTTACTGGCACTGGTGGTTCATTGACCGCAGTTAATGGTGCTAATGTAACTGGTCAGGTTGGCAATGCATCAGTAGCAAGTACAGTTTACACAAATGCACAGCCAAATATTACAAGTACAGGTACATTAACCGGTCTAACTGTTTCAGGTAATATTAATGGAACAGGTGCTACTGTTTTAACAACTACTGTTACTGGTACAAACAGCGCAAACTTACTATTTGCTAATATGGCTGATAATGATCAGTTCCGTATTTTAGTTGGTGGAACAGCAACTAACGCAGGTTATGTTGAAATTGCAACTGCTGATGATGGAACCGAACCAATCTATGTTCGTCAATATACAGGTGTATTCACAAGTCTTGTAAGAACCGCTACAATTCTTGATGGCTCAGGTAACACCAGTTTTCCAGGCTCAGTCACGGCAAGTGGATTTGTACAAACAACTTCATTAACAACCGGTGCTAACTCAACAGCAGGATCTATTACTGGTAATTGGACTCTAACTTCTGGTTCTAAACTTGAAGCAACTTATGCTGACTTAGCAGAATATTATGAAGCAGATCATCCATATGAACCTGGTACAGTATTAGAATTTGGTGGTGATAAAGAAGTTACTCTAGCAACAGATGGCACTACAAGAGTAGCAGGTGTAGTTTCTACCAATCCAGCATATGTTATGAATTCGTATTGTGATGGTGAGAATGTTGTTGCATTAGCACTTCAAGGTAGAGTTCCTTGTAAAGTAAGAGGTAACATTGTGAAAGGTGATATGATGATAAGTGGTGGTAATGGTTATGCTAGACCAACACATAATCCAATCATTGGTTCGGTAATAGGTAAAGCCTTACAAAATTTTAATGGTGAAGGTGTGATTGAGGTAGCAGTTGGTAGATTGTAAGAATAAATACAATATAGGAAAAATATTATGGCATCATACTCGTATACAGCAAGTTCAGCAGTAGCAACATCAGGAAACATTGCTACAGACAAAATTAGGATAGCAACTACCGATAGTCCTATTCAATATACTACCAGTTTTCCAAATGTAGCATTAACTGGAACAGTTACATGTGCTACTAATAGTAATACTATAACTGGGTCTGGAACAACCTTTACTACTGAATTAAACATTGGTGCATGGATTGGCAATACTTCAGGAAATACAGTTGGTATTGTACAAGCAATCGCTAACAATACTAGTCTAACATTAAAAGCTAATGCTGCTGTTGCAATTGCAGGTGCAACTGCTAGATACAGTCCATATGGTGTTGCCTATACTGTAGCTAATGCTAATAGTCAAATTATTCCGGCTAATACAGTAGAGAATAGTATTATTGTAGGACAAGGTAATATAGTATCGTTTTTAGAAGTAACCGGTGTTACTGCATCATCTGCTCCATTCACAATTACTGAATTAGGTGCACCTCATCCTAATACAGGTACTTCTGGTGTTCTAGCAACTCCAGCAGCCGGCGGACCAAATAGTTAATTCACCTTCTATTATTTTCGGGCATCAGATAAATAGATTATACACTCTCACGGTGAGGGTTTATGCGGTCCCCGCCGCGTAGTGACTAGAACTCACTAATATTCAAGGAGAAAACAAATGGGACGCCCTTTAAAAATCGCTAAGGCTCAAGCAGTCTTAACAATCACTGATACAGCTACAACAGGCAGTATCGTTACAGTATCAGGTGGAAATCTAACAACAGCACCTACAGTAGGTATTATCTCAGGTATGTCATTTGTAGTTGCATCAAGCATTAGTGGTTTAGTAGCCAACACAATATATTATGTTGATACTATTTTATCAAACACTACATTCAGTGTTTCAACTACACAATTAAGTGTTCAACCACGTGTAATGGCTACATTAGCTAATTCATCAGGTGGCACAGTTAAAGCATCTTTTAATGTCGTTGATGCTTATTTTAATAACCCAGTTGGTGGCACAGGATTCCCAGTGACAAATGCCAATACATATGGCGTAGTTGGTGGTAACACAGCTATTGTTGGTAAGCAAGTACTTACACAAGTTGCTATTGGCATCAATGGTAATGGTACAATTTATGCGTCTACTGGTACCGCGTTAGTGTTTGGTGATGCTAATACTGCATTTGATGCTAACTTTGTAGCTGGTACAGCAATCCAAGCTGGTACACCTAATATCAACGGTACTAGTACCAATTATGCAACTGTAGGATTCGTAGGCTCAACTGGTAATCTTGATGTAACAGTAGCTAACACTGTAGTAACAGGTAATATCATTGGTGTATCATCCGCTGATGCTACTAATTTAACCGTTAACAAACCGGTTCAATTTGTTGCTAACATAGGCACTCTAGTAGCAGGTACAACTTACTTTGTTAAGGCTATCGCTAATGCTGATGCATTTACAGTTTCAACATCAATCGGTGGTCCAGAAGTACAAATGGCTGCAAATACTTCTGCAACTACTGCTAGACAGCAAATAACATATCTAGCAGGTCCAGCATCATTGGTAAATGCAACCGGATCTACTTACATATACTCAACACAAGAAGCAGGATTTATCGTTCGTCAAAAAGGTAAACAAAAATATCTAGTAACCGGTAACACAAGTGGTTTAACTGCACAATGTTTTACAGCAAATCTTGCAAATGCTGCGTTGACACCAAACACGATGAACATCGTTTCTACTAACGCTGCTGCTGGTAATGTTTATGTACAAAGTCTTAACGATTATAACTCATGGTTATTCACAGCCAATTCAAGCCCTGTTGCAACAGCTAACATTGTTTCTCCAGGTCAACCAACTGGCAACCTAGGTTATATTGATGCGACACCAGTCATTGCTACATTCAACACAGCAAATGCTGCTGATTCAAATGTGGCTAACGCTCAGCCTTACCCAATCGTAACAATCAACTCAATTTAATCATGGCTAATAGAGCGTTATCGGTTAATTCATCTGATACTGAAATCGCTGTACTTCAGGTCCAAGTTACTAACATTGAAACAAAAATCAATGATCTTAAGGCGGACTTGAAGGAAGTGCATGATTGCTTAGATAAAAATGCTGAAGAAACCCATAGGTTAATTAAAGAATTACAAGAATCTAACTCAGACTCTCATAAAGCAATATCTGATAAAGTTAGTGCTTTAGAGAAATGGAGATGGATGATGATGGGAGCAGGCATGGTTATTGGATCATTTGGATTCGATACGGTAGCAAAACTACTAAAATAAAAAAAGAGACTTAGGTCTCTTTTTTTGTAAGTGCATTTAATTTAGATTGCACTACATCAAAATTTACTGTACTAAATAAACCAGGATGCAATGGTTTAGGATAAAGCCCTTCACCAACCCACGCATATCCACAATGCTCATCATTCAATATGGGAATAAATTCTTCTTCAACTTCACAAAAGAAAGTATGATAAGTGAAATTCTTATTAACAAACTTTTGTATTGGGATCAACTTGACATTTTCAGGGAAATAACCAATCTCTTCTAAACACTCACGATTGATACCCTCTAATAGAGTTTCTCCATCTTCAAGTTTTCCACCAGGTATGCTCCAACTACCTGGATTTCTATCATCGGTACGCAATAGATAAAGAAATCTGTCAGTCTTATTACTAAAAAAGAATACGCCGGCTGAAGTATTACTCATTTAAATCACAATACTATAATCGCCCTGATCATACCATCCATCTACCGACTTCATCCAATTCTGCCCAGTCCATCTATATTGTATATTGCTGGTTAAGTTTAATACATATTCAGTTGTCTTTGTAGCTTCACTATCAAACACTACTACCCACTTGTTTAAACCTGCATTGAATTCAATGATATCATTTGCATTAGCAACCAATGTACCCCATGCTACAGTTGAATTGCCTACCGAACCAATCGACTCAACTATTAAATATCTTCTGCCAGGAACAGGACCTGGTAAACCTGCATTTGGTCCTACTACTAACGGATTGATCACACTATTAACTGGACTCAATGTATTCTGTGGTAAAGTGTCTTGGTCAATATTATAAATCAATAATCTATCATCTAATGGATCAGGTACTATAGTTCCTACAATATCTGTATTCATATATGGATTCTGTAACCAAATCTGTGAAACACCTGGTATTATAGTCCCATATACATTCAATAAACTAGACCAATACAATGAAGTATTGGGCGGAGGAGGTTCATCTAAATCACTATTTGGTGGATAAAAAGCTTCATTAGCAGGCAATAACTGTAATGTATTACCTATCAACAATACTTTATAACCATATGGTGTAATCTTCTGTCTGGTACCCAATAAGAAAGCATCATCTTGCATATCTTCTAACGCTTTACCAGTATAAATTGATGCAATGATCTTATTGATAACACCCATTTTCTTAAGTTTAGCAGCGGTACTCAACCATATAGGCATTCTAAACTTCCATGACATAATATCTATAGGATTATTAGTGCCTACTGGTACGGTTCTACTAGAAAATGTCAACCCATCTTGAAATACAGCACTCAATGATGTCCAATCTATGAAATTATCTGTACTTTGAATCTCTAATGCTGGATTGAATAATGTACCTAATTGCTCTATCAACTCTAATTTTTGATTATAATTAGTAGTCCAAAAATCTACTGTGATTCTTAAAGTATAGGGAACTGGCATTATCCTTTCAATAGTAAATGCTTGTCCCTGCGTAGTTTCATAAGTCTGTGTGACTTCATTATATGCTCTTTGCCTTACATTTAACTTCTCAACAAATGTAGGGTCTTGTGTCCATGATTGATTATATTCCAATCCTGTAATATAATAGGTAATTAATGGTGCAGTAGGTAGATTACTAGCACTATTGTTTGCTATAATAGTAGCCGCTTGTCTGCTACTATCACCATACATGATAGGTACTCGCACTAAAATCTCATTACCAGCTGGATCTTTACCTTTGGTAACATACCATGAAGAAAACACCTTGGCAAATTGAATTAAAAATCTGCGTATTTGTTGATCGTAAAAGAACTGTGCCATTTTTTAAACTTGTGGTGGAATAGGATCGGGTTGTATCTGTAACATAGTAGACAATGCTTGCTTTTGTGGAATATATGTTCCGTTAGTTAGCTTAGTCTGCTGATCATTATTTATGAAGGTAGACAATAATGATTTATCTTCTTGTGTGAATCCAGTATCAGTTCTTACATTGCTTGAAATTCTTATCCATAGTTTACCATCCCAACGATATAATAGTTGTGGTAGATAATCTATCCTCAAGAAATAATCACCAACTTGTGGATTGATAGGAAATGCTATACCAGAACCAGTAGTAGATGCTGCTGCCACTAAATATTCTTCTTGCGATACTTGAGCAATTGGATTTGCACCAACCACACCTTCTGGTAATGGATACATTGGAACAGGTGGTGTTATTCCTAATGGGAAACCATTTGGTGGAGTACCATCGCCTGACATATATGCTGTAGTATAACCAAATGATCTAGGGCTACTTCTAGCAATAAACTGAAATGCAGGGTCGCAATCTGCTCTAAAGTCCATTTGTGTAGATATAGTGCCGGTGAATCCTGGTAATTCAGGATCTTGATCAGCGGTT